GTGACCAGGACCTTTGATTACCAAGCCGTTGGCCACGGCAGGCAGATCACCTAATGGCACAGGCAACTGATTATTCACTGGCTAACCAGTCTGGAGCCAACTTCAGATCTGAGCTGAACACGATCCTTGCGGCGATCGTCAGCCAGAACTCAGGCTCGACTGCACCCAGCACAACCTACGCCTACCAGTGGTGGATCGACACCGGTGTCAGCCCGGCGCTGCTCAAGATCCGCAACGCTGCAAACGACGCATGGATCACGGTCGGTGATGTCACGGCTGCCAACCTTGGCCTGCTGACGAGCGCTACAGCGGCGAGCACCTACCTTGCGCTGGCTGGTGGCACGGTTACGGGTGAGCTGCTGATTGGCACGGCTGGTTCGCTGGTGTTTGAGGGCAGCAGCGCTGATGCAAATGAGACCACGCTGGCGGTCACCAACCCGACTGCAGACCGCACGATCACGCTGCCAGATGCGTCGCTGACGGTTGCGGGCATCAACCTGGCGCAAACGTTCACCGCTGCTCAAAGAGGCACGATCTCGGCGCTGACGGATGGCGCAATAATCACCCCCGATTTTGCAGTGGCCAACAACTTCTCGGCAACATTGGGCGGCAACAGGACACTGGCCAACCCGACCAATCTGACAGCAGGGCAAAGCGGCGCGATCTGGATCACTCAGGATGGCACCGGGGGGCGGACACTCGCTTTTCAGTCACATTGGGACTTCACTGGTGGCACGGCACCGACGCTGGCCACTGCTGCCAACGCTCGTGATTGCATCGTCTACGCGGTGCAGTCTTCCACGCAAATCACCGCCACCCTGATTACCAACCTGAGCTGATGCTGGTTCCCGGTTCCGTCAATCCGCTGCTGCTCACTAGCGCTGCAGGTGCTGCTGGTGGGGGTATCTCCAGGAGCATCCGCCTGAATGCACCAGACTCGGCCTATCTCAGCCGCACGCCTGGCTCAACAACAACGGCGGAGCGCAGGACTTGGACGTTCTCCTTCTGGATTAAACGAACAAAAGTTGCGACAGAAGAAACAATTTTAGATGCATCTGCTTCTGGCCAATACCCACAAGGACGGTTTGGATTTACAAGCGATGATAAGCTGAACTTTTTTTGGTATGACGGTTCTACTGTTTATTCTCTTGTTACTGCTGCTGTTTATAGGGATTTTTCTGCTTGGTATCATGTTGTTCTTGCATTTGACAGCACGCAAGGCACGGCAGCAAATAGAACCAAGCTATACGTGAACGGAGTTGAGCAAACTCTTAGTGGCTCTTACGTCGCCCAAAACACCAACACTGACATTAACAATACGGTGACGCATGTAATCGGTTTTTACCAATACGTCTCAAGCCACTATCTCAATTCATACTTAGCTGATGTCCACATGGTTGCTGGTCAGCAACTGACCCCCAGCTCATTCACCGAAACCGACGCCACCACCGGCCAGCTCATCCCGAAGGCATACACCGGCAGCTACGGCACCAACGGCTTCCACCTGGAGTTCTCGGACAACAGCGGCACCACCAGCACCACGCTCGGCAAAGACAGCGCAGGCAGCAACAACTGGACGCCGAACAACTTCTCGGTGTCATCCGGCGCTGGTAACGACTCGCTGGTGGATGTACCGACCAACGGCGCGCAGACGGACACCGGCGCGGGGGGTGAGGTTAGGGGAAACTACTGCACGCTGAATCCGCTTGTCGGCACAAGTGGCTTAAGCGACGGCAACCTTAAAACTGGAGGTAGTAGTGCTAACACCGTCCTTTCGGTTGGCACCCTCGGCCCAACAAGCGGCAAATGGTATTTCGAGGTTCTGATTGAAACATCAACCAATAGTCCCGCACAGGTTGGCGTACTGACATCACAGGCTGTCATAGTCGGCAAGCACATCGGTGAAGACGCTTATGGATGGGCGATCTTTTGCCAAACAAACTCCAGTAATGGCCAAGCATTAAACAACAACTCGTTTAGCAGTTCCTACACAACCTATGCCCAAGGCGACATTGTTCAATGCGCTTACGATTTAACAAACGGCAAGATCTGGTTTGGCAAAAACGGCACTTGGCTGAACAGCGGGAATCCTGCCTCTGGCACCAATGCCATTTTCGCCAACCTGCCGACCAATGGCACTCCAGTATTTCCAGCACTGGACGCAAGAAACTACGGAAGTCCCGCCACCCTTGTATTTAACACTGGCCAACGCCCCTTCGCCTACACGGCCCCCAGCGGCTTCAAGGCGCTCTGCACGGCAAACCTGCCCGCCCCAGTAGTCACAAAGCCTAACACGGTCTTCGATACGGTTCTTTATACAGGCACAGGTAGCACGCAGACGATTAGCAGCCTCCAGTTCAACCCAGATTTTCTGTGGATCAAGAACCGCGATTCTGCTGGTTACAACCATCACCTTACTGATATTGTTCGTGGTGTTACTCAGCGACTCAGGTCGAACACTACTGGCGCTGAACTGACGACCACAGACCAAGTTACGGCCTACACATCCACAGGTTTCACGCTTGGCGCTGACAGTGCTGGCCCTGGTGATCTTGAATGTAACCAAAGCTCGAAGACTTACGTCGCCTGGGCCTGGGACGCAGGAACCTCAACGGTAACCAACACACAAGGCTCCATCTCTAGTCAGGTGCGGGCTAATGCGACGGCGGGGTTCTCGATTGTTACTTATACCGGCTCAAGCAGCGTTTCCACAGTTGGCCATGGTTTGGGTGTCAAGCCTGGCATGTTCGTGGTCAAGCGCAGAACTGACAGCGGATACGGTTGGATTTGCTATCACTCAGCATTAGGCGCATCCAATATGATGGCGTGGCAGAATACATCTGCTGCAGCTCTTGACTTTGACCCGTGGAATCAGACGGAACCTACAAGTACTGTATTCACCGTAAATACCACTGGTTCAGGCACGGTCAACGCAGCATCTAAAGACTATTTGGCTCTATGTTGGGCGCCTGTGGCGGGCTACAGCTCGTTTGGCAGCTACACCGGCAACGGCAGCTCGGATGGTCCGTTTGTGTTTACCGGACACCGCACCAGATGGCTGTTGGTGAAGCGGAGTGATTCAGCAATCGACTGGATAATTATAGATACTGCGCGATCAACGTATAACGAAGCTAAGGCGGAATTGTATCCAAATGCTTCTGCCGCAGAAGGAACCAATGGCGGTCCAGTTGACATTAACTCAAATGGATTCAAGCTCAGAACAAATTCAAGCAGTTGGAATGCTTCTAGCGGTACGTACATCTACGCCGCCTTCGCGGAGTCACCCTTTAATTACGCCCGCGCCAGGTGAGTAGTGAACAAGACCTGTGTGGCGGCTTGACACGGTGGTAAGGTGGTGGAGCAGCGGTGCGCTAACACCCTGCCCCTGTGACCGCCGATTGGAGGATCGACGATGACCCAAGACTACAAGCATCCGATTACGCCGCCGCCGTCGCTGAAAGAGCAGGCGCTGGCAGTGTTAGATGACGCTGAACTGGACGCAGCCCATTACAACATCCTTCTCCGCGCCCTGGAGCAACTCCCCGACCCCTCGTAGTCATTCCATCTAGACTGCCAGAACGCACCCTTTAGTCATGCCTTACGCACTCCCAGACGGCCGGACCCTTCCCATGGATGCGCCATGGAGCTACGAAGGCATCCAGTACCCTGCCAACTGGCTGAGACTCAGCACACAGCTTGACCGCGACAAGCTCGGCATCGTGTGGGAACCGGACCCTGAACCGTATGACCAGCGGTTTTACTGGGGGCCAGGGCTGCCAAAGGATCACGGGCAACTGGTCGAACAGTGGGTGGCACAGACACGCACCACCGCTAACACGCTGCTGGCTCCTACGGACTGGATCATCATCCGCGAAGCTGACAACGGCAAAGCTGCTGACCCGGTGCTAAAGACCTGGCGCGAAGACATCCGGCTGGCTACCGGCGTCAAGGTCACAGCCATCCGTGACACAGCCGACACCGACGCGCTGGCTGCCTACATCACTGGTCCTGATTACCCCGTGTGGCCTGGTGACCCGTATGCGCCGCAGCCACAGCCACCAGCGCCGATTGCATCAGACGCAGTGAGCGGCGATAGCATGGTTGCATGATCGAGCTGATCGCTGCTGTTGCTGGGGCATCCATCAGCGTGGCTGCGATGGGCGCGATGGGCTTCAGCAAGCGCAACGATGAAGCGCGTGACGCCGTGATCAGGCTCACCGCCGCCGTTGAGCACATCGCCACGCAACTGGAAGTGCTCCATAACGACATCAAAGAAGACCGCAAGGAGACTTTCTCGCGTCTTAACGGCGTTGAGCAGCGCGTCACTATGCTTGAGGCACGCCCACACCATTGACCATGGACGCGCAAACCGTCGCCGTCATCGCCATCATCCTCGCCGCTGGTAGCGAGGTCATCGCGTTGACCCCGCTCAAGTCCAATAGCTGGATCCAACTGCTGCTGCAGGCACTGCGCATGATGTTCCCCAAGCGTGGCTAAGGAACCAATCAGGCTGACCGACCTGTTTCGGTATTACAAACACGGCACGCCGCATCAAATGGCGGCGATCGTTGAACTGGAAGCTGAGCTGTTAAAGGCTGCGCCGGAATTGTTTAACAAAGACCAGGCGTGGTACAAGACATGGCAGCAAGGCGGCAAGCTGCACAACTATGACGCGGCTGCGCAGCTCATCCGCGAGTTTGAGGGCTGCCACCTGTCGGCTTATCCCGATCCGCTTAGCGGCGGCGAGCCATGGACTATTGGCTATGGCACCACTAGATACAGCGACGGCCGTAAGGTGCAGCGCGGCGACAAGATCAGCGTCATCGACGCTAACCGGCTGCTGGATCTAGAGATCGAGCGCATCGCCAGCAAACTGCGCAGCACGGTGCCGTACTGGAACGCAATGAGCGGCGACAAGCAATGCGCGCTGATTAGCTTCGCCTACAACCTTGGCTCGGGCTTTTACGGCGCTGCTGGCTTTGAGACCATCAGCAAGCGGCTCAAGGCGAAGGAGTGGGCGCAGGTGCCTGAGGCCATGCTGCTGTACCGCAACCCCGGAACGGCCGTGGAAGCTGGCCTGCTGCGCCGCAGGCAAGCGGAAGGCAGGCTGTGGGGTATTGAGTCGCAAACGGCCAAGCTGAGCCCTAGCAGCCCGTTCTCAGCGCGGATTACGCCGCATATCCGCATCGGTGAGTTTGCCCTTGACCAAGAGGCGCGGCGTTTTGACCATCAGCACCAAGTCGATACAGCCGCCGAGCTGGCGGCATTCCTCGAGCGCGTGCGCGGTGCATTTGGCGGCAAGCCTGTGGTCATCACCAGCGGGTATCGACCGTCAGCAATTAACCGCAGCGTTGGTGGTGCTAGCCAGTCAGAGCACCTTTACAACGCACCAAACGTCGGCGCGGTGGACTTCTACATTGCAGGCGCTGACATCTACGCCGTGCAGGACTGGTGCGTCAAGCATTGGCCGTATAGCACCGGCCTAGGCGCACCTAAAGGTTTCGTGCATCTTGGGATACGCCAAGGCAAGCCGCGTCTTACCTGGCCTTATTAGACTCCTGGTGTAAGCCGATACCACGGCATGGCGATCACCACGACGCGGCTGTCGCCAGAGCTGCTAGAGGTACGGATACCGTATCAGAGCAGACAGGACTCTGCAACCTTCCTGCTTGCATCAGACATCCACCTCGATAACCCGAAATGTGACCGCAAGCTGCTGCTGCAGCACCTAGACGAGTGCAAGCAACGCGGCGGCCGGGCGTTGATGTTTGGCGATGTCATGTGCCTCATGCAGGGCAAAAAAGACAGACGCGGAAGTAAAGGCGACATCAGGCCAGAGCATCTCGGCGGTAATTACTTCGATCTGGTGTTCCGCGAGTCAGCAGACCTGCTCAAGCCTTACGGCGACATGATCCTGATGATGGGCGACGGCAACCACGAGACCGCTGTACTCAACAACCAAGAGATCGACCCGCTAGAGAACGTTGTCAGGCTCATGCGCAACGACGGCGCGGTCACCGAGCACATGGGTTACCAAGGCTTCGTGCGGTTTGTGTTTTACCAACCGACCGGCAGGGTGCGGCGCTGCACGTTGTTCTTTCACCACGGCGCATGGGGCGGCATCATCACCAAAGGCACCATGGGCGGTGGGCGGTATGCGCAGATCGCGCCGGACGCCGACATCATGATCAACGGCCATAACCACGAACGCAGCATCGTGGCGCACCCGTGCTACCGCATCGCAGAAAACGGCAAAGCATGGATCGAGCAGCGCTGGCACCTGCAGACCGGCACCTACAAGCAAGAGTTCGGCGCTACGGGCGGCTGGGCTATTGAGCGCATCGTGATGCCTAAATCGCTCGGCGGCATCTGGATGACGCTGCGGCCACGGGATCGCGGCGGCGTTGACATCACCTGCGAGCCAACGGTATGAGGCAGTACGTCCTAGAGGTGGAATACACCATTGTTGTCGAATCAGACAACGACGACCCGGAAGCGGTATCGGATGACTTCGTGGCGCGGCTCACTGAGTTAGCGCCGTCCAACGATCACATCCTGGGCTTGTCCGTCCAGGTGCTACCTATCCCCGAGCTTCGTGGATCATCTGATTGATGGCTCAAACCTTATCCCGAAACGCAATGCAAAGCATTTATTCAGAAAACAGATATTCGAGGCATGGGGCCATCAATGTGCGTACTGCGGCGTACCGGCTGACACGCTGGACCATGTAAAGCCACGCCATAAAGGTGGCGCTACAGTTGCCAGCAATCTTGTACCGGCGTGCCGGAATTGCAACCGTCGCAAAGGCAGCGAAGAATGGCGCGAATGGTTCAGCCGTCAAGATTCATGGACCGTTGACCGCGTGCTAAAGATTCAGGACTGGTTGATTGATTAAGCATCTGGTGATAAAAGACCATTGCTTGCCAATCTTGCGCATGGTCTCTACACATTCCGTTATAACAAACGCGCCATTTATCGTTGTGTTTTTCTATCGTCGGTTCCAAGGGGTGTACCTGTCAACGGGTTGCTCATTAGCATACGCAGCCGCTTGATGCCACGGCGCTCAAGGTCCTGCAATTTGCTTTTGCTGATGTTAAGATCCCGCTCCAGCTCTGCCCAAGTGATAGGTTTACTGATAAGCCGTGCGCGCAATACTTGCTGCGTGATGTCATCAAGGTATTTGTTGAAGTATTCCATCATCTCCTGTATCTCTTGCCTTGTTTCTTCTTTTGTGAATGCAGGGTCAGCGATCATGTCAACAATCACATTGTTTTCAGTGTCTGCAATATGCGCATCAAGGCTGGTGACGCGGTAAGACTGCTTCAGCAGCATGGATAAATCTTCAACGCCAACGCTGATCTGGTCTGCAATTTCAGTCATCGACGGCGTGCGGCCTAGCTCATGACCTAGTTGCTGCGCGACACGGCCAACCTTAAACAGCATCTCATGGACACTGACCGGCAGCTTGATAACCGGGTCATACGTGACCAGCGCTCGTGTAATGGCCTGCCGGATCCACCAATAGGCGTAGGTTGAGAACTTGTAACCTCTGCTTGGGTCGAACAGGTCAACCGCACGCGATAGGCCGATATTGCCCTCTTGGATCAGGTCGATAAACTCAAGCGTCTTATGGCTGCGCTTGTCGTATTTGCGTGCGACATGGACCACAAGCTGCAGGTTGGACTGGATAAACCGTTGCCGGGCGCGGTCACCGCTGCGCAGCTCGCGGCGTTCGTCAGTCGTCAGCGCACGGTCTAGCTGCTTCAGCTCACGCCACCGCTGCACGCGTCTGCCGAGTTGTATCTCTTGCTGCGGTGTCAAGAGTGGATATTTAGCGATACTGTTTAGGTAGTCCTTGACATAATCAGCCATGATGAGACCATTGGTTCACACAATAGAAGCACAGTTCCACGGTGCTGCCAACGCGCAGGTGCTGCGGGAGCTGCATGAACGCGGCGACTGGAATGGATTGTTGGAATATGCACTGCTGCTGGCTGAGCAAGAAGCCAGCCAGCGGTCGCAGATTAAGTGGTTGGTTGGCGAGGCAATGCGTTCATGCAGCGTTGAACCGTGGCATCTGGCCGCGGCCAGTGAACTGCTTGCTGGCGGCCACTAGCTTGTCGTTGTTGTAGTGGCCGGTCAACGCATAACTCAATGCAGGGCGTTGGCTCATGCGGAAAAAGACCATCTGACCGATCTTCAATCCCGGATACACCGGCAGCGGCTGCAGTTGGCGTGCGTTCTTTAGCTCAAGCGTCAGCGCACTACCGTGCCAGCCTGGATCAGCGTATCCGGCGTGCAGGTTCTCGTAACCCTCGCGGGCGCGGCTGGACTTAAGGAAGAACAGCCCAGCCACATCCTCAGGCATCACGAACGTCTCTATGGTCTGCGCAAGGATGAACTGCCCCGGCACCAACTCGTATGGGTGGTCTGGCGTGTAGTCCTTAATCGACAGCGGGATCATCTGATGCGATTCGACTGATTCAAGCATGATCAGGTCACCTAACCGCAGGTCCAGGCTGGCGGGGTTGATCAACTCCGGCTGGTGATGTTGCACCATGCCTTGCGCGATAAGGTCATGGATCTCGGTGTCGCACAGAATCATGGGTCCAGGTGATGAGGTGATTGGGTAAAAATTGCTCTTGAGGTTGAAACGTGTACCAGCGATGACCGCAGGCTTTGCATTTGCGGCGGCGGTAAATCGTACCGTCGTTTTGTTTTGTTAGAACCACATAAGTGCAGTGGCTACTACATTTCGGGCACGGTGTTTGAACGGCGGGCATCTTCTAAGTTTTGTGCCATGACTGCTGCACTGCGCAGCATGGTGCTGAGCTTGACTGGTTTCATGTCTTTCCAGCAGGCGTACCTGATGGCATGACGGAAGCCCATGCTAATGTTGCCGTCGCCTAGTTTGCGTGCGGCTTCAACCTCTTCCCGCGTCATGCGGATATTAACCGTCAGGTTGCGGCCTTTACCGACAGCGCGGCGATCACTTAAGTTATCAGCCACTGCATGTACCAGTTAGCTTTGCGCATGTCTTGCGCTGGGTTGCCTTTGTGTTCAGCGCGCCAGATGTATTTAATGATCTGACCTTTGCAGTAACCCCGGAACTCGTCCGGGGTCAGCGCTGCCTGGATAGCTTCGATGCACTCAATGCCGCCTTGCGTGTAGTGCGGCGGGTGGTTGACCAGATCAGTCATCCTGCAACAGCTCCATCAGCTTGAGCACATATGCAGCAAAGGCGACATGGGTCATAACAGCATGGGTGCCCGGAGGCACCCCATAACTGTCACGCCACCACTCCTCAAAGGCTGCTTTGATGGCGGGTTCGTTCATCAGAACGCAGCCTCCTCAGTCTTGGGGCGGGGCAAATATTCAAACCGCTGCACGTTCAGCACATGCTTGCTGCGCTTTTCGCCGGTTTCTTTGTCTACCCAGTCTTGGCGGCGGATTGAACCGGTCACCATGATGCTGTCGAGCTTTTTGCAGTTGTCGGCAATGGTTTCGCCGCCTTTACCCCAAACCTCTACATCAATAGCATTGTTGATGTAATTGCCATCTTTATCTTTGCCTTCGCTGATGCCACCACCGAAGTTGCAAACGCAAGTACCAGAATCAAAAAACTTAATCTGTGGTTCGCTAATAATACGAACAATGCCGGAAGCATAAAGGCTCATGGATTGACGGGGGTAATGGAATTAGATTCTTCAAAGGCCAAGACATCCGCAATTGGATACCTGACCCGCGACTCGCCTAGCGGCAAGCCAAACCGTGGCACGGTGTAATAGCTCGGTCCTTGACCACGCAGCCGCTGGGATTTAATGCTGCTTGGCTTTAAGCCCCAGCGTGCTGCTAATTGCTCAGTCGTCAGATACAAGGTCAGCCTCCTTCTCAAGCATCTGCTGCAGCAGCTTGTCGTGTTGCTCCTGCGTCAGGTCGCCGTCCTCAAGGCGCTTTGCCATGCGCGGTTGCAGCTCCTCTAGGTCCTGCAGGCTCTTGGCCTTGGCGATTGCAGCAGCACCGGCGGTAAAGGTTTTGCTGGTGTCTTTGGCTTTGACGGCAGGTAATGCAGGTGCATTGTCTGCTGTGATGGTGACGGCTTCCGAGGCTTGGTCCATCTCGTCGGTGGTGTAGACACCGGACATGTCAGCAGGGAATGCCTTACGCAGTGCCAGTGCCTCGGAGCATTTGGCAATCATCGCGGCGGGCATCTTGACCCATAACCCTTGGCCTGCGTTGTAGTCCGCAAACCGTGCAACGCCGACAAAAGCATGATTGCTGCCTTTGCGGTGGACAATGGTCTTAGCTGCAGCGGGCGGCTTGGATGAGAGCCATACGTCACGCCAGTCGCCCTCCTCGCCGCACCAATAGGTCTCAGATCCATCCAGTTGGCCGGTGCGCTCTGCAATGGCGCGCAGGCCGTCGATGCCTGCTTGGATGGTCAGCTTTCCAGCGCGCTTGATGGCGTAGATCTGTTTGCTGAACGGATCAAGGCCAGTGCGTTGGCACGCATAGGCAAACAGCCGCAGTTCGTCGTTGGTGCAGCCCGGTGCAATGGTGCTGCTGATCAGTTGGACCTGATCGGGGGTCCATGTGGTAATTGCTGTTGACATTAGAAGGTTTCGGTTTCGATGGGATTTGTCGCCCACTTAGGCAGGCTGATGGTCTGGATGGTCGTGTCGCCATAGCCCGGCCACACATTGGCGGCATGGCATCCAGCGATCACGTCCATGCCATTGTCGCGCATGGTCCGCCCTAATGCAAGCGCGTCGGCGTCCAGCTCGTACACCGCAACGGCGTGCGGGTAAGTCTTCTCGACTGCAACGAACACAAACCGCTCAGCGCCGTGCAGCCCAGCGAGATAATGCGCCGCTTGGACGTGGTAAGCGAATGTGGCCACGCTGCGGGCAAAGGCCTGCGGGCTGGCGTCGGTCGTGGTCTTGATGTCAACCACCGTGGTGTTGTGGTACCAGTCCGGGCGGCACTTGCAGCGCATCCCCGTGGCCGTATCCGTCCACCAGAAGGACTGCTCAGCTTTGCCTTGCTGCAGCAGTGCTGCGGCTGCCGGGTGGTTGCGCACTGCTGCTGCCATGCTGAGCGCCAGCGCCATGTCGGTACTGGTTACAGCCTCGATGCCTTCAGCAGCCATGCGCTCAGCTTGCTCTTTGCCTGCTTTGGTATTGCGTGCTGCGCATACGCCGTAGCGCTGCAGCAGCTCGTCCGGTTCAAGGATGGCGCAATGGGCAAGGCTGCCTAGCTTCATCGCAGCGGTTGGCTCAACCGGTTTGCGGTTGGGGTCAACGTATCGGCTCCAGTAGTGGTAAGGCGATTGCATTACCGCCTTGAGATGGCTGGCGCTGACGGCTGGGTCGGCGTGGTAGTCGGCATTGGGAACGGTCACTTGACTGCCTCCCATTCGCCGCATTCTTCACAAGACGCAACTCTTGGCCATAAAACGATCGGATCATTGCCGTAGCCATTGCCCTCAGCGGAGTGATAGGTAATAGGCCGAGGAGCATATCGCTGGCAATAACCTTCATCGCTTTCTACCTCTCGGTTGCCTTGCCAGAAGCGACAAGTACAACAGCATTCATCTTGAAAGTAAGTTGATGTCATTTCTGCCTCAGTTGGCGGTGGATCAAGGTCTGCGGGCCAAAGCAGTGCAGCAGTTGCGGGAACGCTTGGAACAGCGCCTGCCGGTTGACCGGATCAGCCACCAGCCCTGCATCGGCAAGGCGGCCAATAAAGCCGCCGCCATGCTGCTTGGCGGTCTGGAATGTCCAGAAGTCGTCTGATGTCATGGGTAAAATGGTTGCGGTGAGATCGAGGGGGGCGTGGCTGCCCCCATTTTTCTACGCCAGTGCCTGCCTGACGCGGTAGCGGCTGATGCGCATGTGCTCCGCAATGCGGCGCTGCGACCAGCCACGACTGTGCAGCCGCTTGGCGCGTTGCCCGGTGCTCTCGGTTGCCCATAGCAGGATGATGATGGGCAGCAGCAGCAGGGCTGCGATGAAGGCGAGTGTTGTTGTCATGGGTGGGATTTGTGGACCCCCACATCCTACACCATGTGCCGCCGTGGTCAACCCTTCTGTGACAAAACCTAGTCAGCCAAGTACTGGTGTATAGGTTTTGTCGCAAACCAGCGCCTTTGCGTCCTCCACAGACCGCGCTACGCCAGCGATCCCGCCTGCAGCCTGAACGGCATCCAGCCACTGCTGCTGCTCTGGCCTGAGCCTGCCGGTTGGCGTCTTGACCTCGATGCTGGTAAACACCGCGATGCGCTGACCGACCATCTCCTGAGTGACCGTGCGCGTTGTCCAGCCGATCAGGTCAGCGCTGCCTTTGCACAGCCCAAACTGCACCGGGCGGCCGTTGGCGTCCTTAAGCGTGCCGGTGTTATTGCGGAAGACTCGCGTGTCGCCATTGCTAATCGCTAACCGGATCTCCTGCTGGATGCGTTGTTCGCTCAAGCCATGCCATGCCGCTTGGCCAACCTAGCCTGGTGAACGCGTTCTGCCCAGCCGCGCTTGTAGCCGCGTTGCTGCGCCAGCTTGCGGAGGTCTTCAAGGGACTGCGCGCTGCCTTGCTCCCGTTTGCGCTCGCGTGTGGTCAGCTCCTGCAGCTCACCATCAACCACCTTTAGCTCACGGGTCTCCTGCGGTGCGAACACATGCCCGCAGTCAGGGCACACCTGCGTGGCGCTCATGCTGGTGGTAAAACAGACCGGGCACACCTTGACGCTGGGCGCTTGCTCGCGGTCGCGTTTGCGTGCACCGTCAAGCGTCCAGTCGCGCTCCTCTAGGTGGTGGCCAAGCCGCAGCGTATTGCCGACGTGGTCCAGCACGACGGCGGTCTTGCCGTGGCTTGGCCTCAGGCAACGGCCGATCATCTGCAAGTGAAGTGACACGCTCTGCGTTGGCCGCAGCAGGATGCACCCGCCGACGCTTGGCACATCCACGCCTTCACCAATCAGGCTGCAACTGGTCAGCACCTTAATGCGGCCAGTGCCAAGTGCTGTCAGCAGGTCCCTGCGCTGGTCGGTTGTCATCGTGCCATCAATGCTGGCGGCTGGGATGCCTTGCGACACGAACAAGGCAGCCACCGCCTCGGCATGGGCCACGCTGCAGCAGAAGGCGATTGCCGTCTGCTCTGCTAGGTGCTTGCGGTAATGGCTGCAGCAGTCACCCATGATGGTGCCGACACGCTCCTCGGCCTGCTTGGCGTCAAAGTCGCCCATCTTCTTGCGCAGGCCGGTGCTGTCAAACCCCGGCGGTGCCAGCACACGGGCACTGGCGAGGTAGCCGTTGTCGGTTAGCCATGCGGCTGATGGGCCTTGCACCATTGCCTCATAGTGGTCACCAAGCCCCCGTCCGTCGCCTCGACATGGCGTCGCTGTCACACCCAGCACATGCGCATTGTGGAAATGCTGCAGCACCGTTGACCACTGGCCTGCATTGGTGTGGTGCGCCTCGTCAACCACCAACAACTGGAAGAACTCCCCCGGCAGCTTGTGCAGCCTGCGGGCTATGGTCTGCACGCTGGCAACCTGCACCGCATGGCTCAGGTCCATGCTGCGGCCTGCTGCAATGCGGCCATGCGTCACGCCCATGCTGGTGAGGCTGCGACTGGCTTGGTCTAGCAGCTCGGCACGGTGGACCAGGATGCAGACGCGGTTGCCCTTTTTGGCGGCAGCTTGGGCGATGTAGCTAAAGCACACCGTCTTGCCACCGCCGGTCGGTAGCACTGCCAGCACCGTCCGCTTACCTAGCTGGTACTGCAGGCGGATGTCGGTGATGAGTTGTTGTTGGTATGGGCGGAGGTTAATCATTCACATGTACTCCATAGCGATTAAATGACTCGCGAGTGCGGTGAATAGCTGAATGGCATTCAGTGCAAAGAATCTGTATGTTGTCGCGCAAATCTGCGCCGCCATGTTGCGCTTCGATAATGTGATGAGCTTGTAAAACCAGTGCTGGTCTAAGCGACTTTAGTAGTTCACGACTACGAAGGCATGTCCAGCAAAAATCACGCATCTGATCCGGAACTAGATCAAAAAGTTCTGGATTGACCTTGCGTCGAAGTGTTTTCTGTTCTGATGGTTTGGCAATCCACGCATGACCGTGAACAGCACAGCGTATTTCACCGTAATGCTGAAGTTCAGGTCGAAGTCTAAATGGACTATCAGCCCCGCATTTGGGGCAAGGCATGGTCTCTGTTGATGCGAAGAGGTTCATGATGAAAATTTAAAAAAAACTTGAGTCTTTCAATGATTCAATAGAAAAAAGCTCTGATTTTGGAACAAAATAAGCTTTGCGCCCCCCGGCAGGATCATTAATCCATTTGTCATTCATTGCATTTTTGCTGGTTATCCAGCCATGAATAAAAGCTCTTTTATCTTTAACTGTTACCAATACAAGTATCTTGCAAGGGCTTTCGTCTAGTTGACAAATTAAGTCATAATAATGTTTAGACCTTGTTTTTACATCTATATTTGGAGGAAGATCGCTGCTTCCTCTTTTAGGGTTCTTTTCTGAATAAAGATATTTGCGTAATCCAAGATAATCAGCGACGGCTAACTCACCCGCCGCGCCAAGAACATGTATATTAAGAGCTTTATTGCCAATGCTAGGTCCACCATTTCGACCTGCTAACATATTTGATTGATTTTCAGATTGACGTCTTATTGCTTCATTGTTAATTATTTGCATATCCAATTCGGAAAAATCAAAGAGAACAGGCATAAGCAGTTTTGCTGGACTTGCGCATCGTAACCGCAAGAGCTACGCTTGTCAAGCACCCAGCCAGCGCCCCATGCAGCTAGCCCGACCATTTAGCCTGCGCCTCAGCCCAGACCTCCTGCAGTGGCTGGACTCTTGGCGTGGTGACCGCATGTCCCGTGGCACCGCTATCAGGTTGCTGCTGCAGCAGTCCATGGAGCTGCACAGCCGTGCCCTGCTGCCCGCTACCGGGCGCCGTGAACCATGACCAGTGACCTACTCGGGCAGTTAGCAGCGCTGCCGCGTCACTGGTCCTATGTGGCAGTTGACGGCCAGAAGCGTCCGTACATGGACAACTGGCAAAAGGACTTCATCACTCGCGCCAAACTCGGCCAGGAACTTAAGTCCGGCCGCGCCAAGGCGATCGGCGTCTGCTGCGGCACGCCAAGTGGTGGCCTGCTGTTTGTGGACCACGATGGCAAATCCGCGTCTGGGCTCTTTGACGACTGGGGTATTCCGGTCAGCTCGTTGCCGCCGTCGTGGACCGTCACCAGTGGCCGCGACGGGCGGTTTCAGATCATCTACCAAGTGCCCGAGCACTATTGGGCAGACATCCGCACCCGTAAGTACAAAACCGGCGTCACCGACAGCGAAGGCAAGCCCGAGCAGGTTGAGCTGCGCTGGGATGGCTGCCAGTCCATCGTTGCCGGTGCCCACCCGCTGACCTCTGGCTATAGCTGGGTGCCAGGGCGGTCGCCTGCAGACCTGGACATTGCCGAGGCACCGGCAGACCTGATAGCACGCATGCTACGGCAGCCGGTGCAGGCGCCATTGCCGTTGGTGAGTGCTGCTGGCAGCGACGATGCTACCCGTGCCCGGTCGTACCTCGAAGCGCTGCAGCCCAGCCGCGCTGACGATTATGACCAGTGGCTGGAAGTGGGCATGGCGCTACACAGCGTTGATGATGCCCTGCTAGCGGATTGGATCACATGGTCTGCGCAGTCCTCCAAGTTCAAGCCCGGTGATTGCGAACACAAGTGGCGCGGCTTCAAGTCCGGCGGTGGCATCACCCTTGGCACCCTTGGTCAGCTAGCCAAGCAAGACGGTTGGCGCGGGCGGCAGCAACTGGAGCCGGTCCGCCGTGAGCGGCCTGCAAGCAAGCAGCCGCCGTCAGCGGTGAACCCGCAACTGCAGCCGATGAATGCTGCAGAGTTGCTCAACCTGCTGCGGCACGGCGACAGCGCTTACCGGTACAACACCTTTACCCAACGCATTGAGGTAGACGGTGCGCCAATCGAAGGCGCTGAGCGGTTCTACCTCACCCTGGCCGAGATGGGTTACAAGGTATCCAAAGAGGTAGCCCTGGACTGCATTGTGCAGGTAGCCAACGAGTCGCCGTATGACCCAGTTGTCGAGTACCTCGACCGTGTTGCCGCCACCGTGGCACCTGCTTACATCGAAGCGCTGTCCACCGCTTACCTGCGGCCTGGTGACACGCCCGGCACCATCTATGACGAGATGCTCAAGCGCACGCTGATTGGTGCCGTCGCCCGTGCCTACAACCCTGGCTGCAAGCATGACTCCGCCTGCGTCATCATGGGCGATCAAGGCGCCTACAAGTCATCGTTCTGGGCCTGCCTTGGCCATGACTTTTTCAGTGATGCCTTGGGTGACATCAGCTCGAAAGATGACCTGATGGTGCTCCACAGGTCATGGATTATGGAGTGGGCAGAACTTGACCATGTAACCAATCGCAAGCATGCAGGTCAGGTCAAAGCCTTCTTATCGCAGGCGGTTGATATGTTCCGCGTGCCGTATGGCAAGGCCACTGAAGCATTCCCAAGGCGTGGCATCATCGTCGGTACAACTAACCGCACCACCGGCTTTTTGGTCGATGAAACTGGTAACCGCCGCTTCTGGGTGATACCCACCACTAGGACCCAAGCAGACCAGATTGACACCGCCGCGCTATTGCTGGAACGCGACGCAATATGGTCTGCTGCTGTTGCTGCATACCGTGCAGGTGAGACCAGCAGGCTTCCTGCAGAGTATGAGCAGCAGCTAAGTAGCGAGAATGAATCATATGTGGTCGATAACCCTTGGCAGGCTGAAATTGAGGCGTGGTTGCGTAAGCACGGTGAGATTGATTTGACAACTGAGAAGTTGCTTACCGAAGCCATTAAGAAGCCCGTAGAACGGCAGACCAAGGCGGACCAGATGCAGGTTGCGGATGTGCTCAAGCGGCTTGGGTACAAGCGGTACCGCAGCGGCAAAGGGTCAAGCAGGGCATACGTCTACCGGAAGTAGTACCCCACCTAGGTGGGACGGGTACCCCACCTCGGAATCGCCCAGATGCGCTGCGCTGCAGGCGATGTTGGGCAGGTGCCCCACCTGTCCCACGTCCCACCTCGGTCTGAGATTTCCCTACGTTCCCTTACGCGTCTCTCTATTCCTTTATTTGTTTTGATATAAGTGGGGTTAGGTAGGGTACGTGGGGAACTCCCGCTCTGTGACTGGGTTTTGGCGGTACCCCACCTCGTCCCACCTTGCAGGTAGGTGGGGAACTGCCTTACGGTGACTGGATGAAAGAAGTCAAAGTCCGTTTTGAGCCTGCCGACCTCATGGCGCTGGACCAGCAGGCCGCAGCGGCAGGCGTCAGCCGGGCGGAGTTGATCCGTAGCCGTGCGCTTGTTGCGAATTGCGACATGGGGCTAACCACAGCGGCATACCACCGGCTAGTGTCTGATGCGCTTGCCAATGTGCGCGGGGACATCCCACGCCGCATGGTTGAGCAACTTGTTGCTTATGTCATCACATGGATCTCATCAACATCTCAGCCAAGCAGCAGCCCGTGATCAACCGGCTCCATGACACTATGGAGCACGCGCTTGCGTATGCCGCTGCCATCCGCGACAATGCCCAAGATGATCACCAGCCAATCCCGGCTGAATTGGTCGCATCCTTCGCAGCCGATTACGACCGGTTGATTGCAATTCTCACCACCGCCGCCACATGAAACTCATCACCACGCAGGCCGACCTCAGCCATGCGCTACGCACCATTGCCCCAGCGATCAGCACCAGCAACAGCCACCCGATCCTGAGCTGCTGCCTCATCGCTGCTGGTGGCGCAACCATGACCGTCACCGGCTTCAACCTCGAACTCGGCATCACGGTGTCAGTGCCGGCAGCAGTAGACACACCCGGCACCGTGGTGCTGCCGTATCGGCTGCTGGCGGGCCTTGTGAGCCGCATGGATGATGGCGAGCCTGTGACGCTCTCAGACGGCGCTGTGAGCGCCTCCAGCGGCTCTTACGGGCTTGCGGTACAGGATGCAGCCGATTACCCCGCCCTGCCCGTTGTGGAGGCTCCTAGCGCCGAGTTGGACCTGACCGCTGGCGTGCGCGCCTGTATGGCAGCCGTCAGCACCGACGCCAGCAAGCAGATCCTGCAAGGCATCCACATGGCAGGCGGCTACATGGAAGCCACCGACGGTCACCGCATGATGCGCGTGCCCGTTCCGCTGCCCGACGGTATTGACTTGGTGCTACCAGCCAGCACCATGAAGCTGCTGCAAGACCGCACCGTCACAGTGGCAGCGACAACCGGTCAAGCTGTGATCGATGCAGGCGACGGCATCACCATCTACAGCCGCATCCTTGACGGGAAATACCCCGACGTGGCAGCGCTGGTGCCCGCCAGCTTTGAACACACCATCACCCTCGACCGGCACCGCTTCACCCGTTGCCTGGAGCGCGTTGCTCTGATCGCAGAAGCGCACAACTCCTTCGTCAAGCTGGTCGCTGCCTCTGGTACCCTTGCCATCACAGCAGAAGCCGATGCCAACAACGGCAAAGAGCTGATCACCTACGAAGGCACTGCAACCGGTACCTGGGCGTTCAACGTGCATTACCTGCTTGATGGTCTGAAGGCCATGCGGCAGGCAGAAGCTGTTACACTGTCGGCCAATAGTGCAACAACGCCGGTCGTGCTAAGGCCGACTAGCATGACAGAGCAGACGTATCTCATCATGCCAGTCCAACTCCGGGGGTAATACAAATGGCGCGCAAGTGCAACAATACAGAGTCGGAACAGCGCACAAATGCTGTCTATGACTTGCTCTTGCGCGCTCATAGTAGAAAGCAAATCATTCAATTTGCCGCGGAAAATTGGGGGATAGGTGATCGTCAAGTTGATTCTTATATTGCCCGCGCTCGTGAGCTTTTGTCTGCTGATGCAAAGATGGAACGCTCTCAGTGGCTCGAGGCTGCCATTGCACGAGCGATGGAATATGAACGCCGTGCTGCAGACAAAGATCAGCTCAACACTGCGCTGATTGCACTGGACAAGCAAGCCCGGCTGCTGCGGTTTGAGATGAGCTAGTTAACCTGCCTGTATCGCAGCACTAGCTATGGCACGCAAGTACGCACGAGACAACCGAGGTAGGTTCGCTCCAAAGGGCGCAGGCGCTACTGCTAGGGGCGGACGGCTGAAGACTGCCAGCGGTAAGAAGCGTGCTACGCAGACCATGCAGGCAGATGGAGCCAAGTCCTCCGGCGCCATTAAGGGCAGGGTGAAGCGCGACCCGGCGGCGGCTGGGAAGATTGGATCGGCAAAACCTACATCTCGGAAAGATCAACTGGCAGCAGGGGCTAAAAAACGCAATGCTCAAGCAGATCGTATTGACGCAAAAGTAAAAAAACTAGAAGGTGAATACAGAAGTAAAGATGCAGCCTTTTACACCCAAGGTGTAAAACCTGCTGCCCGTGATCGCATGATTGCTAAGTCACAGCAAGCAGCACAATTACGAGAACAATCAGCGGCATTGCGGTCTAAGGCTGCAAATGCTGAAAAAATGTCGCAACGGGTAAAGGGAACCGCTGCAAGTAAAAAACAAGAACGTAGAAATGCATTTGATGCGGCAGGTTACAAAGTAGGAGACACAGTAACCACCAGGCAGTACGGCACACAGAAAATCACTAAAATAAGCAAAAATTCTGTTAGTTTTGACAAAGGTAATACGCAAGACAAGGCTTTTATGGCAAATTATTTAGGATTGCAAGCCACTTCAGCAGCAGCCAAGCCAGTGAGCTCTAAGGGGGCACGCCTGGGAGGTAGCCGCCGCACAACCAACGCTGCCGCACCCAAAAACACCACAGCCAACCGAACTGGCCAAAGCAAGACACTTAATAGGTTCAACAGCCGTCCAGTTGGCACAATGGTTGCCGGTAAAGGCATAAACCTAGTCCCAAGTACCAAGCGTGTTCCGCTTGATATTCAAGGAAAACGTAGTGATGAGGCTTTTGCTCGGATGGCGACAAAATCAGCACGAGTCCGAGCCCGATCTGTTGCGTCAAGGATTCGCAAGGTGGATCTGAGCCAAGCCGCATTTGAAAGCCGCGCATCTAAAACCGAAAAAAGGGCTCGGGCGGCTGAAAAAGCGGTGCAAGGAGCGGATCGAAGCAATCCACGAAGCCGACGTGCATTCAATCGAGCTGATGCACTGCGATCTGCTGCTGACAGCTATTCCAGTCTTGCAAGGCGTGGGCGAACCGGCGATCTGTCTGCAGCAACACTTTTTCAAGGCCGATCCAGACAAAGCACAGCGCCAAAATTAACGCGAAGCCAAAAAGCCACCGCCACTCGTCAAGCAAACAAAGAGCGCAAGTTTTATGAGCAAATGAAAGCCGCAGAGCGTGCTCGTCGGAGTTGACTAGGCGCTAAGCTCCAACTGTCACCACGTCACACCATGGAAGACTTCCTTGCTGCAGTCGCTCAAGCCATGAACGACTCTGAGCTGTCAGCCGCTGAACTGATCGGCTGCCTTGAAATCGTTAAGGCTGAGCTGTTGGAAACTATTTTTGATGACGCTGATGAAGCCTGAAGTCACCGCTGTCGGTAGGTTGCTTAAGCCCAAAGGCGACGAGCCGCGCATCCTGCATCGCATTGCCGTTAAGCCTGACGGCAGCGTCAAAACAACCGTTCACAAGGTTTTGTGAGCATCGTCAGCGGCATCTGCGAACCAGTGCCGCTGCTTGCGTTCATGCAGCAGCAGACGCCAGAGGACACAGATGATCTAGTTGCCCGCATCCGTGCTGACCTGCACCCAGGGCAGCTTGCGTTTGTGGATGACACCGCAACGCAGATCCTTGGTATCAGCGCAGGTTATGGCGCGGGCAAGACCAGAGCGCTGTGCGCCAAGGCTGTGATGCTGGCGGCGGTCAACCAGGGCTTTATTGGCTGCGTGATGGAGCCGACGGGGCCACTGATCCGCGATATCTGGCAGACGGACTTTGAGGCATTCCTTGAGGCGTATGACATCCCATACACCTTCAGGGCTAGCCCGCTGCCGGAGTACATGCTGCACCTGCCGGGCGGTGATACAAAAATCCTGTGCCGTAGCTTTGAAAACTGGTCACGCATCATCGGCCTGAACCTTGCATGGGTGCTAGCGGACGAGATCGACACCGTCACGCCAAGCATTGCCAATAAGGCATTCCCTAAAATCCTTGGCCGACTCCGCTCCGGCAATGTGCGGCAGTTTGGCGCGGCATCGACACCAGAGGGGTTCCGGTGGATGTGGAACACATTTGGCAGCGACGAGGCTAAGGCCAGGCCAGACCGGCATCTAATCAAGATGCGCACGGCGGACAACCCGCACCTACCGCCGGACTTTATCGAGCGGCTAGAGGCCAACTACGACCCAAGCCTGCTGCGGGCGTACCTTGACGGCGAGTTCGTCAACCTAACAACCGGGCAGGTGTATGACCGCTTCGACCGGGCCAAGCATGTCACCGCCACAGTGCCGGACATCAGCCGCGAGCCGGTGCGTGTTGGCATTGACTTCAACGTGGGCAACATGTCTGCGGTCATTGCCGTCCGGCTTGGCAGTGGCCTGCTAGTCGTGGATGAGATTGCAGGTGCGCATGACACTGACGCCTTGGCGCAAGAGATCCGCAGGCGGCATCCGCAGCAGCAGGTGTACATCTACCCCGACGCGAGCGGTGGCAGCCGCAGCACTAACGCAAGCCAGACCGACATCCAGATCTTGGAGTCCTATGGCATGTCCAACCAGTCACCACGGAGTAACCCTCCCGTCCGTGATCGGGTGGCTGCTGTTCAGGCTTTGCTGGAGAACGGCAAGGGTCAGGTCAGGCTGCAAGTGTCAGAAACTTGCAAGCGAGTGATCGAGTGCCTTGAGCTGCAGTGCTACAGCGACAAGGGCGAGCCGGACAAGGATGCAGGGTTTGACCACATGAACGACGCGCTGGGCTACCTGGTCTGGCGTGAGTTCAACCCGCTACACGCTGGCGCTGGCCGGGGCACGGGCGTCAGGCTTTACTAGGGTTGACCACGGCGGCGCTAGGTGGTATCTTGTGCTTACGGCTGCCGAGGCCGATCCCTTACCATTCCAACCATGATCAACAATCGCTTTATGAATGCCGTTGCAGCCATCGTGCTGCTGGCAATGGTGTACGTCGCTGGTCAGGACAGCGGCTACAAGGCACACCACAACCACCCCGCGTGCCATCAGAACCTGAAACCTTAGACTGACGGCACTGTTAATGGCGGTGCTGCTGTGTACACCGGCTTCAATTTTTATGACCGGCCGCTAGCGCAGCGCACCGTCTCCAAAGTCAACGACCCTAATACGTCTTGGTACGCCCAAGAGCCGCATTGGATTCTGATTGAAGATCTACTGCAAGGCACTTATGGGATGCGTAAAAAGCATCGCCGGTATCTGCCGCAAGAACCACGCGAGCTGGACGAGTCCTACGACAACCGTCTAGCCCGTAGCGTTTGCCCGCCGTATTACATCCGCCTTGAGCGGATGCTGGCCGGGATGCTGACCCGCAAACCAGTCAGGCTGGATGACACCGCCGACGCGATCCGCGAGCAACTGTTCGATGTAGACCTGCAAGGCAATGACCTCAATGTTTGGACTTATGAAGCAGCGCGCAAGATGGTCAGGTATGGCCACATTGGTACATTGGTGGATGCACCTGCTAATGGGGGTAGACCCTATTGGGTGACCTACACACCCCGGCAGATCCTTGGCTGGCGCACCGAGACGCAAGAAGGCAGGCAGGTGCTAACGCAGCTCAGGCTGGCCGAGGTGGTCACGGTGCCAGATGGCGAGTTTGGCGAGAAGGCTGTCGAGCAGATCCGTGTGCTGACGCCTGGTGAGTACCGCATTCACCGCAAGCAAGACAGTGGTGAGTTCACCGTCGTCGATGAAGGCCGCACCAGCCTTAGCCAGATCCCGTTCAGCATTGCCTATGCACAGCGGCATGGCTTTATGGAGTCACGCCCGCCGCTTGAGGACATCGCAGAGCTGAACCTTAAGACCTACCAAGTGCAGTCGGACCTCGACAACCAACTGCATATCAGCGCCGTGCCGATGCTGGCGTTTTACGGGTTCCCGTCGAGCGCTGAAGAGGTATCAGCAGGGCCTGGCGAAGCGATTGCATTCCCAGCCGAAGGCCGCGCCGAGTACATCGAGCCTGCTGGTCGTAGCTTTGAAGCGCAATTCCGCAGGCTTGAGCAGCTTGCGTTGCAGATCAACGAGCTAGGCCTGTCGGCAGTGCTAGGCCAAAAGCTAAGCGCCGAGACCGCTGAGGCAAAACGCATCGACCGCAGCCAAGGCGACAGCACCATGATGGTGATTGCGCAAAATATGCAGGACATGATCGACAACTGCCTGCAGTGGCACGCGCAGTACCTCGGCAATGCCACTGCTGCCGGTAGCGCTTACGTCAACCGCGATTTCCTTGGCGCACGTCTTGAGCCGCAGGACATCGCTGCGCTGCTGTCGCTCTACACCGCTGGCACCATCAGCCAAGAAACGCTGCTGACCGAACTTGCCGAAGGCGATGTGCTGGGCGATAACTTTGATGTAGACGAGGAGCTGGAGGCCACATCCAATGCGGGGCTTGATCTACCGTCTGCTGGACAAGCTGACAGACTGGCTGGTGGACCTGATGATCTGGATGGAGCCGAAGAAGCCCAGGAAGCAGGAACTTGATTACACCATGTGCAAACTGCCAGATGAAGTGCTGGCGGTGATACGACTGACGTGGTACAAAGACGGCAAAGCCGATGAAGTGGACGAGCTGCGCATTATGGAAGACGGCCAGAACGGTTACGACGCCTTCGCTGCAGCGGTGCAGGGTGCATTAAAGCGCGGCGCTAATGTCAGCATCCGGTCTGAGTACAAACCACAAGACCTGGGCATTGTCTGATGGAAGCGTTATACCGCAATGCCATTGACCTGAACCGCTTTAGCAATAGCGTTGCGCGGCGGATCATCAATGCTTACAACGACATCATCATCGACAGCGTTAACCAACTGCGCACGATCGACGACCTAGCCGCACCGGTCAAGGCTGCCAGGCTGCGTGGCATTTTGGCGCAACTCAAGGACTCGCTTGCAACTTGGGCAGGCGACAGCACAGAGCTGACGGCAAGGGAACTGCAAGGCATCGCTGAGCTGCAGTCTGAGTTCGTAGCAGATCAGCTACGCAAGGCGCTACCGGCTGGCGCTCGTGACGCCGTAAACACCGTAGAGATCAGCCCGCAATTTGCGCAATCGGTCGTCACGACCGACCCGACGCAACTCAACGTGGTAGCGCTATCGGATGACCTGTTCAAGTCGGTCTATGGCGCAGAGGCACTGGCTCAACAAGCCGGTACTGGCGTATTCAATCTGACCGCTGCCAAGGGCGCAACAATCACGCTGCCCAATGGCGAGACAGTTACCAAGGCATTCAGGGGCATCGCCGTCGATCAGGCAGAGCGGTTCAGTCAGGTGGTGCGGCAAGGGCTGCTGACCGGCGAACCCACGCCTGCCATTGCTAAGCGGCTGATCGGCAGCTTAGAAGGCAGCGGCCAACGTTTAGTGTTTGGTCAAGCACCACCAAGAATCAGCAAGACACTTCAAAAGATCATTGCCGCTGGTGGTGAAATGACATCTGTGACCAATAGCCAAGTGCTCACTCTGGTGCGCACCAGCATTAACCAAGTGGCCAACAGCGCCAGTCAGCAGGTGTATGAAGCCAATCAAGACATCACCAAGAAATACAGGTACGTCGCCACGCTGGACACGCGCACCAGCGCAATCTGCCGGGCGTTGGACGGCAAGACGTTTGAATATGGCAAAGGCCCGACACCACCGCAGCACTTCAACTGCCGCAGCACAACCATTCCGGTCATTGACTACGACGAACTAGGTTTCACGCCGCCACCAGCAGGCACCCGTGCTAGCCAGGGGGGACAGGTGCCTGCGAATGAATCCTACGGGCAGTGGCTGGCTAAGCAAGACCTGCCGACTAAGGCAAAAGCGCTTGGCGCTGGCAAGGTTGCCTACTTTGACAAGCTGTCAGAAAAGTACGGACCGCAGAACGCGCTAGCCAAGCTGGTGCGTGACGACGGGTCGGAGCTAACCTTGGAGCATCTCCGCGCTCGGTACGGTGCCCCTGAAAAAAGGTAGTTCACAAAAGACCATTTCAGCCAACATCAAGACTGAGATGAAAGCAGGCAAACCGCAAAAGCAAGCCGTCGCCATCGCTCTGTCCAAAGCTGGCAAGTCCCGCAAGCCAAAGGGCAAGAAGTGATGGCAAAGAAACCTGGCCTTTATGCCAATATCCGCGCCAAGCGCGAGCGGATTGAATCTGGCAGCGACGAACGCATGGCGCGCAAGGGCGAGAAGGGCCGTCCAACGGCTGCCGCATTTAAGGCAGCCGCTAAGACTGCCAAAAAGCGAAAACCAAAGCGATGATCACCTATCGCGGCGAGCAGTTTGAGGGTTACAACAAACCCAAGCGCACGCCAAACCATCCGACCAAATCCCATGCGGTGCTGGCCAAAGAAGGCGACACCGTGAAGCTGATCAGGTTCGGTCAGCAGGGCGTGTCTGGCTCACCAGCACGAAAAGGAGAATCGGCAGCAGACAAAGCAAGACGGGCATCATTCAAAGCAAGGCACGCCAGTAACATTGCCCGTGGGAAGATGTCTCCGGCATACTGGGCGGACAAGACGAAGTGGTGACACGCTCCTGCGCGTGAATCCAATCCTTCAACTCCGCTACATACCACCGCAGGTTTTGTGCCTTGGCGGCGTGCCATCCGTTGCCGGTGCTGCGGTACAGCTCCTCATGCCGGTCCACTGCATCAAGGCACTGCTTAATCAGCGGGTTCCACGGTTCCCGCACAGGTGTGTCCCATTCACGCTTTGACACGATCACACCGCGCCATTACGATGGCAGCGTAATTAAGCCTGCGGCTTATCCATGTCTGATGAAACACAAACCCCAGAGCCTGCGGCTACTGAGGTTGACTTGCAACGCAGTGTTGAAGCACTGGAGCGCAAAAACCAAGAGCTGATTGCTGAGCTGCGCGCAGCAAAATCCAAAGCGCCGAAGCTGCCCGATGGCGTCAATGTCGATGAGCTGCTTGAGTTCAAGCGCAACTATGAGCAGCAACAGCTCGAATCTCAAGGCAAATACCAAGAGGCACGGCAAGCCTTAGAGGCGCAGTTCCGCGAGGCGACAGCAGAAAAGGACAAGCGCATTGCAGAGCTTGAATCACGCGTGCGTGAGCTGGAGCTTGTCACACCAGCGGTAACGGCATTGGCCGACATCGTGCACGACCCTGACATGGTGTTAAAGACCAAACTGAGCGCCGACCAGATCGAGCGCGACCCTGATGGCACTGTCGTGGTGGTCGATGGCTACCAGCGCACACCCGTTAGCGAATGGGCCAAGACGCTGCCAAGCTGGATGCAAAAGCAACCCAAGCCGCAGGGCAGCGGTGCACCATCAGCAGGCGCTAGCACTGGAGGAATCCCTGCTGGGATGACCAATCCGTTCAACAGGGATACATTCAACTTGACCGAACAGGCGCGGCTGTTTCGTACAGACCGTGACCTGTATGACCGCATGAAAGCAACAGCTAACCGCTAAGCTATTTGCAACCGGCTGCGCTGGTGCATTGGGCTGCGCCCACACCGTAAACCATTCCCCCGAGATGAATCATGGCGACTCTTCGCTCTGACATCATCATCCCAGAAATCTTTACTCCGTATTTAATTGAGCAAACCACCCAGCGCGATGCCTTCCTGGCTTCCGGTGTGGTGCAGCCTCTGGCGGAGCTGAATGCAACTGAGGGTGGTGACTTTATCAACGTCCCCTTCTGGAAAGCCAACCTGTCCGGCGACTTTGAAGTGCTGACCGACAGCACCTCCCTGACCCCCGGCAAAATCACCGCTGATAAGCAAGTCGGCGTGATCCTGCACCGTGGCCGCGCCTTTGAGGCCCGCGATTTGGCAGCCCTGGCTGCTGGCGCTGACCCCATGGCTGCTATCGGCGCCAAGATCGCTGATTACGTTGCTAATCAGCGTCAAAAGGACCTGCTGTCCTGCCTGGCCGGTGTGTTCGGCAGCCTCGGCGCTACTTCCAGCTCTGCTGCTTTCTTTGGCCTGACCATTGACGGCGAGTCTGGCGACACCCCCACCACGCTGAGCCCCCGCCACGTTGCCGAAGCCCGCAGCCTGCTGGGCGACCAAGGCGACAAGCTGGCGGCTGTGTGCATGCACTCCAAGGTCTATTACGACCTGGTTGAGCGTCGCGCTATTGACTACGTGACCGAGACCGACGCACGTCTGACCTCCAGCGTCACCGACTTCGTAGGCGGCAGCATTGCCAATGCTTACGGCAATCCCACAGTCCCCACATACATGGGTCTCAGGGTTTTGGTGTCGGACGACGTGCAAACCGACGGCAGCGGCAGCTCCACCGAGTACGCCACCTACTTCTTCACCCAAGGAGCAGTGGCCAGCGGTGAGCAGCTCGCAATGCAGACCGAAACCGACCGTGACATCCTCGCCAAGAGCGATGCCATGTCGATCGACCTGCATTACTGCTACCACCCCGTTGGCGCTAAGTGGGGCGTGACCACCACCAACCCGACCCGCGCTCAACTGGAAACCGTCGGCAACTGGTCGAAGGTGTACGAGCTGAAGAACCTCGGCATCGTGCGCGCCACCAACACCTCCAACTTTGATTGAGGTAACTAACCATGGCACAACCTTCCCAGTTTGAACTGTCAACCGAGCAGTATCTGGTTGCTACCCACTGCATCGCCTCTTCGGTGGCTGATGTGCAGTTCTACACCGCTCCGGTGAAGTGCGAAGTGGTCAGCATCCGTGAGGTGCACGCCACCGCCGGTAACGATGCCTCGGCTGTCACTGGCACGATCCGTCGTTGCCAAGGCACCGAGGCCGCTACCGCTGGCGATGACCTGCTCAGCGCTACGATCAACTTCAAGGGAACTGCTCTGACCGAGCAAACCCCTGCCCTGACCACCACCACTGCCGATCTGACCCTCGAAGCAGGCAACCGCCTGTCGCTTGATGTCACCGGCACCACCACCACTCTGGCTGGTGTGATCATCACCGTGCTGCTAAAGCGCGTCTGATGGGGCTGTTCGCTTTCCGGCGACTGCGTGATCGTGAGGCTGCCTCTACGGAGGTGGCCTCTCTTTCTATGCCAGAGCCTAAACTAGACATACCGGAGCCTGACGATGGCAATCACAATCGTGGCCACGCCAGGCGCGGCCGACGCAAACAGTTACCTGACGCTGGCAGCAGCGCAGGCGATCATTGACGGTTTTGTGCAGGATGCTGATGTCACCGCATGGGCATCAGCTACCACTGACCAGAAGAACCGAGCGCTGTTTACCGCAACGCAACGGCTAGACCGTGAGCGATTCCTTGGTGCACGAGCGACTGATACGCAGGCGCTGCAGTGGCCGCGTACTGGTGTGCGCAAGCCTGACACCTATATCAACACCTACGCGGTAGGGTTCCCATTCCGCATCACGACGGATTACTTTACTGACACCGAGATCCCAACGCAGGTGCAATATGCGCAGGTCGTGCTGGCAACGTACCTGCACAACAACCCTGATGGACTTGGCCTGAGCGGGCTGGAGGACTACAAGAATGTCAAGATCGGCAGCCTTGACGTGACGCCAAACCTCGGCTACGGCGCCGTTGGTGCGGATAAGGTGCCGCCGATTATGGAGCGGTACCTGACTGGCCTTAGAATCAGTGGACCGGGCAACGTCGCTATCCGCAGGAGCTGATCATGGACGACTACAGCATTGGCTTTGAGTACATCAGCGACACGGCTGCACACACCGGCAGGTTCTATAAACTCTATGCCGTTGCCGATGCTGTGATCAGTACGGCTACGGTGCAAAACGCAACTGGCAACGCTTTTACGTCGGTTCCACTTGGCAAGGGCGATTTTATCGAAGGCGTGTTCACAAGCGTCACGCTGGCTAGCGGCAAAATCATCGCTTACAGGATCTGATGGCTTACGTTCTCCCCGGTGGCGGTGATGCTGTTGCCCGCGACGGGCTCGAGATCCCTACGCATGATTGCATTGTCAATACATACGACGGCGCGAACAACTTGCTGACTGCAACGTACAAACGTGGCGGCACAAGCGGCAAAACCGTAGCAGTGCTGACAATGACCTACGACGGCAACAATAATCTGCTTACCGTTGTTCGGAGCTGAGCAATGGCATTTAAGCTCAATCCGTTCACAAGTGGTCTTGATACAGTCCGCAACCAAATGCTGTGGGGATCGTTTTACGACACGACTCAGCAGATTGCAGCGGCTGCCAACACTGCCTATTCAGTTGGCATCAATTCAACGGATGCTGATAGCCGTGGGATAAGCATTGTTTCTGGCTCACGAGTCACCTTTTCTAGGGCAGGCGTTTACAGCGTCACTTACTCTGTCCAGTTTGTGAACACAAGCAGCTCGATTCACGACATCAATATCTGGCTGCGCAAGAACAATGAAGGTGACGCTGGCAACGTGCCGGCTAGCGACAGCAAGTTCAGCATCATTGCAAGGCATGGCAGCGTTGATGGCCACGTCATTGGTTGCGTGAACTATGTTCTAAAACTTGCAGCTAATGATTATTTGGAGCTAATTTGGTCTACCACAAACGTAGCCGCTAGCATCCAATCGCTTCCATCCTCGCCATCCGGACCAGCTCATCCTTCCATTCCTGGCATTATCCTTACAGCAGTGCAGGTTGCCTAATGGCATTAGCTAGTCCGCTACGGAAGGTTGCCAGCAAGCTGATGGCACGCTTTGGCGGTGTTGCAACGATCCGCCGTGTTGCCACCGGCAGTTACGACCCCACAACGGGCACCATTGCCGAGACCAATACAGATACGACCGTTCGGGGCGTGCTGGAAGATGTCACCGTGCGCGAGGTGAATGAGTTGGTGCAGGCTGGCGATAAGCGGCTAATCATTGCAGCGGCGGATCTGAGCACAGCGCCGACCACGGTTGACAAAGTGCTGATCAATAGCGTGGTGCATCAGGTCATCCGTGTCCAAACGATCGAGCAGGACAACACCGCGATCACCTACGAGCTAATCCTAAGAGCATGAGCAACCTGCCCATCCGTGATATTGGCAAATACATGGGCGACCAGCTTGAAACACTGCTGCGCGTAACGGTGCTGGAAACTGATGCAAGGCTTAAGCTGCAAAGCCCGGTCGATACCGGACGGTTCCGCGTTAGTTGGCAGATTGGCCAGAACGCAGCCGACAGCACCCCTGCACCTGAAGGCAGCTACGACGCTGACATCACGCCGCCCAAGGGCAGCAACTACCAGCCAGGACAAGAGAAGCTGGGCAACTACTACAGCATTCACAACAACCTGCCCTATGCGGAACCCGTGGCAAGGGGAACCAATTTGCCACCATCATGGGGTGGGCGATACAGAACTAAGCAAGGCACGGTTCCTGGATACCCCGATCTGATAGCCCGTGAAATGCAGCGCTTTGTAGACCAGAACTGGGAGCGCATCAGGAGGCAAGGCTGATGGCTGCTGTCAACCTCAATACCATCCGCGCCACCATCGAAGCCCGGCTTGCCACCGAGCTGGCATTAGCGCCAGCAGTCCCGGTGGTGTTCCATAATCAGCCTTATGTGCCAACACCAAACAGCTCATGGGTGCAGTGCCTCGTCAGCTTTGGCGCTAATGACTACCTGACCATGGGCGGCACCACCGGCAGCAGCAACAGCGTGATCGGTGTGGTGGCAATCAATATCTTCACACCAAAAGGCGTTGGACCTGGCGCTAACCTGACGATTGGAAAACGCATTCGGGACCTTTACAATAGAGCCATAGTCAGCGGCGTTCATTTTGACCCGCCGATCGGACCCGAGGTAGTGGCTGCGCCAGCACCGGAGGGTTTCTTCCAAACGCAGGTCAGATTGACCTTTGAAACCTTCGAGGATCTCTAGCCATGGCTTTTTACCGAGGGCAGCAAGGCAGCGTCAAGTTCGACGATGCTGGTTCAACCGCTGCAGCAATCACCAGTACACGGTCATGGTCGCTGACCGTTGAAAAGGAATCGCTTGACACCACTGCACTGGGCGCCACCTACCGCGCCAATGTCGGCGGGCTGATCAGTGGCAGCGGCACTGTTGAAGTGCTGTATACCGCCAGTAGCAGCGACGAGACCAACGTGTTCATTGAGCACGTCAACACCGCAAGCGATGAGGGGCTTGCGTTGTTTGAACTGTTCCTGGACACCACCGGCACCAAGAAGATCAGCTTTGATGGCGTGATCACCTCTGCTGAATACTCGGCTACCGTGGGTGAAATCGAAGTCATTACCATGAACTTCGTCACCAACGGCGCCATCACCCTGGACATCTGATCATGGCTTTCTATCGCGGGCAACAAGGCACGGTCTTCTTTGACAAGGCTGGCAGTGGCGGCCTGTCCGAGATTGCTGCAGTGCGGTCTTGGAGCATGACCGTTGAGAAGGAGTCACTGGATGTGACCTCCCAAGGCGCCACTTACCGTGCCAACGTAGGTGGCCTGATCAGCGGATCGGGCACCATCGAGGTGATGTACGACGCCCCAGGCGCTGGCGACAAGCTGGACCTTATCAAGGATGCCAACCAGACCACCGACGAGGCCGACGCAGCGGTTGAGTTGTACCTTGACGAAACCGGCGGCAAAAAGATCACCGGCACCATCGTGGTGACAAGCTCTGAATATTCCGCTACTGTTGGCGAGCTTGAGATCGTTACGATTAACTTCGTCTCCAGCGGAACTCTCACCCTCAGCATCTAATGCCCGCCACGCAACGCCCGGTTGACTTGCTCGCCGGTGCATTTGACCTGAACCAGCGCCGTAAGTTCAGCATCAAGAACGATGCTGGCGATACGGTGCTGGACCTTTATTTTAAGCCGATCACCCGCGCCGATCGCAAACGTGCCACCACGATGGCAGGGTCCGATGAGGCGCTGGAAATCAGCACCTACATGCTGTGCCAGATTGCTGAGCTGGAAGACGGCAGCAAGGCATTTGTAGCGGCTGATGCGGCCAAACTGCAACGCGAGCTACCTGAACGGGTGCTGAACGAACTGGAGCTGTTCCTGTTCGGTCTTGGCGATGATGCCGGGCTTGAGGAAGCAAAAAAAGGCTAGGCCAGGACAGTTGGCTCTTTTTTGAGTTCTTCCTGGCCACTGAGCTTGGCATGACGGTCAGCCGGTTGCGGACTGAGCTGACCGATGCTGAGTTCGTCCATTTTGCGGCGTTTTACGAAATCAAAGGCGAACGCGAGAAAGAAGCAATGGATAAGGCCCGTCGCCGGTAAACTGGTGCCATGGCAGTCTCTAACGTTGAGTTAAGGGTTGATGCGCGGCAGGCGGTTAATGCGCTGCGGGATGCCATGCGGGCATCTGCTCAAGCCGAGACTGCGACTCAAAAATTAAAGTCTGCTTTTGCAACTGCCGGACAGGTTCAATCTGTTTTCGGCGCAAAAGTAGCCAATACAGAAGCAGCAATCCGTCAGCAGATCGCTGCATTGCGAGAAGTCCAGAGCAAAGTTCAGATTGGTGGCGCACTATATCAAAAAGCTGGCAAGCAAATTGCAGAATATGAAGCTAGGTTGCAAGGCGCAAACCGCGCAACCAACGAAGCCGCTAGTGCCCTGGCAGGCCTCGCCATTGGTGCAGCGGCATTCAACGCACAACGCATTGCAACATCATTTCTTGATGCAGCCAATGCTGCTAATGCAGCACAAAGCCGCATCAAATTAGTTAGCCAAGGCTTTGACGATTACCGCCTAGTCTTGCAGTCTGCTCAGAATGCAGCCGATACGTTTGGACTTTCGCAGACTCAAGCAGCTAATGCAGTTGCAGATATTTATACAAGATTGAGACCTGTTGGTTTTCAACTGAATGAAATCAACGCAATTTATGAAGGTTTTAATACCGCCGTCAAACTAAGCGGAGTTAGTGCTGATGCAGCTTCTGCTGCATTCTTGCAACTGTCGCAAGGCTTAGGCAGTGGCACGCTACAAGGCGATGAACTTAGATCTGTTCTTGAACAGATGCCAACGATTGCGCAGGCAATCGCAAAAGAGCTTGACATAAATGTTGGCAGCATCAAAAAGTTTGGCTCTGAAGGCAAGATTACGGCTGATGTTATTGTCAGAGCGCTCGACCGCGTGCGAACGGAAGGAGCGCAAAAATTAGCAGAGTCGCTGGACACTCCGCAGCAGAGAATTGTTGATTTGCAAAATGCTTTTGAAGATTTTAAGATTGAAGTGGCTAGCAGCGTGGCTCCTATTGTTACAGGAAGCATCAAGCAGATAACAGCAGCACTTAAAGAGGCGACACGATTTGTTGGTGACCTGAAATCTGGTTTTGAAGTTTTAGCTGGCGCTATGGGTGGCGTAAGCCTTGGCGTGTCAAACATCGACAGCGGACTTGGAGGGTTAATTGGAAGATTCAATGAAATGGGACGCAATAAAGGATTGGCTATGTTGCTTGATGTGATGACCCTTGGCGGCGCTTCAATCCTTGGCGGAGTCGCTAATATCGGCGCGCGCAAAAGAGGCGCCAAGGGGTACGACGCACCGGCTGGGCCGGAAGTGCCAATTCGTCTTTCGATGCAAGGGCGTGATTTTGGCGGCAGAGATACAAAAAAAGGCAAAGGCACTGCCAATAAAGCCGCCCGTGAAGCAGAGCGCGCGGCTGAGGCTGCCGCCAAGGAGCAGGCCCGCGTCGGTCAGGTCATCCGGGATCGGCTAGCCGAGGGGCAGATATTGCAGCTCAGGTCTACGTTGCAAGACAAGATTGCCGCTGCAGAGATGGCTGGTGACAAGCAACTTGTTGCGCGCTTACAAGGCCAACAAAAGGCGCTCGACATTCAGTACCGCTACGCGCAGGATTTGGCCAAAATGAAAGGCATCAGAGCGCAAGAAGCCATTATTTATGAAGGCAACACGGCGTTGGTAGCCAATCAGCGCGAAGTCCAGCGCGAGCTAAATGAACTGCAGCAAGAAAGTGCCGTTAATCAGATTGCTGCACTTGAAAGGCAAGTCAATTTGCAGGCTGAACTAACCGATGGGCAAAGGCAGCACAAGGAGTTGGCTGATGGCGTTGCTGTCACCATCGGTCAAGGCATGACATCAGCGTTCGATGCGCTGATTCAAGGCAGCGAGAGCTTTGGCGCTAGCTTGCGACGCATAGCATCAGGAGTGTTGGTTGATATTGCACAGCAATTGATTCAGATTTATATCATTAATAAAGCCATTAGTGCTATCGGCAACTTGTTTGGCCCCAAAACGGGCGGGCTTTCATATTCAGGCGTTAGCGGCAGCGCGCTGAGCACATCAATGCTGTCGGGTAATTTTACGTCAACGCCTTTTAGCACCATTGGCCTTGGCTTCCGCGCCAAGGGTGGCAGCGTCCGTGCTGGGCAGCCGTATCTTGTCGGCGAGCGTGGCCCTGAGCTGTTTATGCCAGGGCGTAGCGGCGGCATTGCACCGACTGGCAGCTTTGGCGGTGGCGTGAACGTGGTGGTCAATGTCGATGCAACTGGTAGTAAAGTGCAAGGCGATCAAGGGCAGGGCGGACAGCTTGGCCGTGCTGTTGCTGCTGCTGTGCAGGCAGAATTGATCAAACAGAAGCGCCCAGGAGGGATACTCGCCTAATGGCTACCTTTCCAGCGATCACGCCGTCTTATGGCGCACAGAAGACCAGCCAGCCACGGGTCCGTAACGTGCAGTTTGGCGATGGCTACGCGCAACGGCTGCGGTATGGACTGAACCAGGACCCCAAGCAGTGGGACCTGACATGGCAGAACATCACCGAGGCCAATGCAGACACGATCGAGACATTCCTAGAGGCACGCGCAGGTGCTGAATCGTTCGATTGGACTACACCAGACGGCAGCACCGGGAAATGGATCTGCCAGCAGTGGACCAAAGTGATCCCATACCTGAACCGGGCGACGATCACCGCAACATTCACGCAAGTGTTTGAACCATGAGCGGCGAACTATTCCGGGAGTTAATCAGTTCAAACCCTGCGGCGATCATCGAGCTGTTTGAGCTTGAGCTGATTCAGAAGATCCATGGCAGCAATACGGTTTACCGGTTCCACAATGGCGTGAATGGCACGCTGACCAAAGGCGATGTCTATTGGGGCGGCAACAATTACATGGCCTTCCCGATCGAGGTGGGCGGGTTTGAGTACAGCGGCAACGGGCAACTGCCACGACCCAAGGTCAGAGTCTCCAACCTGTTCGGGTCGATCTCGCTGATCCTGCTGGATGTCAACGCCTACACCGTCGGCAACGACCTGACCGGTGCAAAGTTCACACGGATCCGCACGCTGAGCCGGTTCCTTGATGCCAATAACTTCGACGGTGGCGCCAACCCATACGGCACGCCAGACCCGACCGCTGAGATGCCGCGTGAGGTTTATTACGTCGATCGTAAGGTCACCGAGACGCGTGACTTCGTTGAGTTCGAGCTGACGGCTGCGTTTGACCTAGCTGGCGTGCGTGCCCCGAAACGCATTGCACTGGCCACTGCCTGCCCGTGGGAGTATCGCGGTTCTGAGTGCGGCTACACCGGGACCAACTACTTCGACGAGAACGACAACGCGCTGGCGACAAGCCCTGCGACGAACTTTGCGGCTGGCACTGCAACCCTGAGCGCTGGCAGCAGCTTGTTCGTGGGTCAATCGCTGACGTCTGCAAATGCTTGGTTCAGGACCACGCTGCAGGCTGATTCGAACCTGGTCACTTATGCCAAGGACAACCCAAGCGCAAATGCACGATGGGCACTCGACACGGTCGGCTCTGATGCTTACCGGCTCGTGATGCAGACCGATGGCAACCTAGTCATGTATCGCAGCAATGGCACGGCAATATGGGCCACGAACACGGCGCTGCTGGGCACGCCGACGGCTGTCAGGCACATGGACTGGAGGCTTGAGAGCACGGTCAACACCGGCCGCGCTGGGGCGTTCTTCTATGAGGTGCTCGGCAACGCTGACACCTACGCAGGGCAGTCGCGCACGGCGACGAAGCTGTTCACCGTTGGCACCAAGACTGTAACGCTGAGCTACACGGCGACATCTGTTGAGCTATCGCAGGCCTACAAAGACGCCTTCACTGCGCTGGGCCGGACCGTCAACTATTCATGGACGCAAGGCGCACCAACAATCAATGACGACTACGGCGATCCCAACCTAAAGCCCATGGCCAAGGCAACCGTCAGCGCATCGACGGGCATGTGGCGAGTGAATGAATACTTCAACGCGCAGGTGACTGTCAGCAGCAACAACCCATGGCGCAACGGTGACCCTGTCGTCAACCCCGGCACCTTGGGCACCTTCACCAGCGTTGCAGCGGTCTACTACCTGCGGACGGCTAGCGGCTATTCGACTAACTACCTGACGCAGCAGAACGACGCAAACCTGGTGCTCTATCACGGCGGCACCACGACCCCGCTATGGGCTTCTGGTTACAGCACCGCCATCGAGCCACGGATTATCACCGGCACCGTTGATGCGTTGAATGATGTCTGCGGTAAGCGGCTAAGCAGTTGCCGCAAAAGATTTGGCGAGAATGCACAGCTACCGTTCGGTGGGTTCCCGGGCGTTGGAGGGTTCTACGGATGATGAAGTGGCAGGAGGCTGCGGTTGAGCACGCGCTGGCGGAGGCGCCGAAAGAGGCGTGTGGCCTGCTGGTGGTGGTAAAAGGTCGCAAGCGGTACTGGCCCTGCCGCAACCTGGCGCAGACGCCACAGGACTTCTTTGTGCTGAGCACTGAGGACTATGCCGAAGCCGAAGATGCAGGCGAAGTGGTCGGTGTGGTGCACAGCCATCCGCGCACACCCGCAACACCAAGCGATGCCGACAGGATGGCCTGCGAGCGCAGCGGTCTGCCGTGGCACATCGTCAACCCTGGCACGCTGCAATGGGAAACCTGCGAACCGAGCGGGTTCAAGGCGCCGCTGATCGGACGGCAGTGGGTGTGGGGCGTAAGCGATTGCTGGACGCTGGTGCGTGACTGGTACGCCGAGCAGTTTGCGTTGCACCTCCCAGATTGGGAGCGGCCGGAGGTGATGCAGCAGTTCAACGAGGATCCGATGTTTGATCGCTGCTGGGGCGAGGCCGGGTTCGTTGAGGTGGATGTTGAGCGGCTGCAGGTTGGTGATGCGCTGCTGATGTCACTCGATGGCGCAAGGGGCCTGAACCATGTTGCGGTCTACGTTGGCGATCAGATGATCCTGCATCACATTCGCGGGCGGCTTAGTTCACGCGACTTGCTCGGCAGCTATTATCTGAAGAACACCGGGCGTGCGCTCCGGCACTCAAGCAGGTGCC